GGGAAAAGAAAATGAAGTTATCTAAAGCCGTTCGCTTAGCTACAAAACAATTAGTGTTACATAACCGAGTTTATTTTAAAATCTACTTTGACGAGAAAAACAAAGTAGTAAAAATGGAAAATGTAAGCCCCGAAAAAGTACGTATTAACCGCGCTAAAGATTGTTACTTTATTTGTGACGATTGGAGTAGTAGAATCGACGTAGTACCAGTAACAAAATACCACCCGTTAAACACGGATAAATGTCAAATGTACGCTTACGAAATTTCGGCAATCGGTCAAGATTTTTATCCTTTACCAACCTATACAAGTGCGCTTAACTTTGCGTTTTTGAGTGGCGAACTTTCGTACTTTGCAAAATCAAACATTCAAAATAGTATTTTCCCGTCGTTTGCAATGATGTTCCCAAAACGTCCGCAAAGCGAAGAAGAAAAAAAGGTCTTAAGAGATACTATCGACAGAATGAAAGGCGCGCAAAACGCGGGCAAAGGTGTAGCCTTCTTCGCGAATTCAGCAGACCAATTACCTAAAATAGAATCGATACCTACAAACCAAAACGACAAACTATTTCAAGAAGCTAGCGGATTAAACACCGAGCAAATCTGTTTTTCCCATACTATTGACCCTATTTTAATGGGTGTTCGTACTACTGGTGCTTTAGGCGGTGGCGCGGACATTAAACAAGCCTACGTTATCTTTGAAAAAAACGTTGTTATTCCTTTACGTGAAATGGTTAGCGAAATCTTTAACGAACTATTAGCTGTTTCTAAATTAAAAGCGGACTTTTCTATTAAGAATTTCCAAATAATTAACGAAACTATCGTAGAAATCGAAGGCGACGCAAGTAAAACACAAGACGCGTTAAACGCTATGAGTCCGTTAGTAGCTACAAAGGTACTTAATACCATGACAACTAACGAGGTTCGCGCATTGGCTAGCTTACAACCTATAGAAGGTGGCGACGTAGTACCTAGTTTAACCCCAACAACTATTTAAGATGTTATATTTTATTACAGAAACCTATTTAAAAACGAACACGCCAATAACGGCGAACGTAGACGTAACAGACGTAACGCCTTACATAGCGACACAAGCCCAGTTAAGAGTACAACCGATTTTAGGAACGGTGTTTTACAAGCATTTGCTTGACGCATATAACTTACAGACGCTAACTAACGACGAACAAACGTTAGTAGAATTTATACAGCCAGTAGTTTCTTGGCGTTCGGCAGAAGACGCTATTTTCGGACTTACATACCAGTTAAAAAACAAAGGACTTCAGCAACAATTTGGCGACAATAGTTCTAGTGTTAGCCGTAACGAAGTAGCTTTCGGAATGGAACACTACGCACAAAAAGCTAGTTTCTTTGAGCAAAGATTAATCCGTTATTTGCTAGCTAATAAAAACCTTTACCCTATTTTCATAAGTTTAGAAAATCGAGATACAGATTTGCGCCCACAAATTAATCAATGTAATTGTGTGGGAACGTGTTTCGGTTTATGTGGACAACGTTACGACGACAATGGTTATAATAATTCAATAATGATTTTTTAATGAGAACTAAGTTAACCATTTTAATGCTTTCAACACTTGCAATTTTAGCACCAGTAGCACCCCTCGTATTAATGGCTGTAATGACAATTATCTTAGACACGTTTTTCGGTGTGTGGCGAAGTGTAAAAAAGAACGGGTGGGTTTGCATTACGTCGCGTAAACTTTCACAGACTATCTCTAAAAGCCTTTTATATAGTGGCTCGATAGTATTTGTATTTCTATTAGAAAAGTTCGTTATAGCGGATATTTTAGGTCACTTTATAGCTATTGATTTAGTGTTAACTAAAGGGGTTACGTTCTTTTGTGTAGTCACGGAAATAAAAAGCATTAACGAAAGCTACTTAAGTGTAACTGGTGTGAATGTTTGGGATAAGTTTAAATCATTTGTGAAACGTTCAAAAGAACAACTAGACGAACTTAAATAACATGACTCCATTAATAGAAAAATACGTAAAATTTACTAAAAAATGGGAGGGCGGGTTATCTAAAGATAAGTCGGATTCGGCTAGTAGCTATCCGTGTCCAACACCATTCGCTGGTAAAACTGGATTCCACACAAACGCGGGAATAACGTATACTACATGGATTTCGTTTTTTAATAAAGATAACGACGCACGTTTTTACGCTATGAATTCAGCGGATTGGTTTCAAGTGTTCAAATCTGGTTACTGGGATGGCGTTAAAGGCGACTTATATACGTCACAAAACATTGCCATTTTTGTTACTGGTATGGCGTGGGGTTCTGGTGTTAAACAAGCTAGCAAATCTTTACAAGTTGCTATTAATCATTGTGGCGTTAATTGTGACGTTGACGGAGTAATAGGTAAAAATACAATAGCTTGCGCTAATGCAATAGAACCGCGTAAATTATTTGACGCTTTAGTAGAAGAACGACGTAGATTTTTCTACGCAATAGGAACGGGTAAAAACGCTAAATTTTTGAACGGATGGCTAAACAGATTAAGAGATTATTCTACCTTTCGACCTTAATTTTATTAGGTTCGTGTTCGGCTCATTACCATGTAGTGAAAGCCATGAAAAAAGGTTATCGATGTGACGAAACTAGCGACACAATTAAAATAAATTCTATTGACTCAATTCCGTACGTTCTAAACGACTCAATTTATTGGGAAAGGATAGTAGTCCAAAAAGATACAATCGTTCGTTACAAGCGTTCTTACGTACCTTTAACGAGATTCCAGACACGTATCGAGTACAAATACAAAACGAAAGTATTGAAAGCGGACGTTTTAAAGGTCAAGTACAAAAATAAATACATAACAAAATATAAAACTCGTTGGTTTTTAGTTATACTTGCATTCGTTTTAGGCTTCTTAGTTAAGTTGTCCTTAAGTGAAACCTTTAGAGGTAGAGTGCAATTATTTACTAAACTATTCAAATGAGTAAAACGCCTAGAATTAGATTAAACCAACAAGAATTTGACTTAATACAGCAATACAGAGCCATTAAAGATAAGTCTAACGAAATGGGCTTAAACGAAAACGATGTTAAGCACGGATGGATAAAGACAAAAGACGCAAGTTTATTCTTTGCAAATCCGAGTTTTAATAGTGGCAAAGAAGTTGATTTAGACTTTGTAAAGCTACTAGAAAACGCACCCAAACTAAACACGGAAAAAGTAAAAAGAACGGTCTACGAAGGCGAGTTCGATAAGTTAGTTTTTACCGACGTACATATAGGAATGGATTCTAGCGACAAAGGTCGTAGCTTGTACCCATCGGAATGGAACGAAGAAATACTATTTGAGCGTTTAGAAAAAATGATTAGTTACACTTTGGCTAAACAGAATTCAAACGTATTACATATACTAGATTTAGGCGACTACCTAGACGGATTTAACGGCTATACAACTAGGGGCGGTCATTCGTTACCGCAAAACATGAGTAACCAAAAAGCGTTTGACGTTGGTTTCTTATTTAAGACCTTACTTATTACACAGCTTTCGCCGTTCTACGATAAAATCTACGTGCGTAATATATGTAATGATAATCACTCTGGCGACTTTAGTTACTTTGTTAACCAGTTCTTTAAAACATACGTCGAACGTGACTTAAAAAATGTTCATGTAACTAACCAAACTTTATTTATAGACCACGAAGTAATTGGTAATAAATGTTTTGTTACGACACACGGAAAAGATACGCATAATTTAAAGTTCGGTTTTAAACCAAAAATTGACTTTAACCAAATTAACAAAATACTAGGTTATTTAAACACGAACCAACTATTAAATAAGGGTTACGAAATAATCTTTGAAAAAGGCGATAGCCATTTATATTTATTTGACTCATCTAGTAGCGACGTGTTTAAGTATTATAATTACCCAGCTTTTAGCCCGTCTAGTAACTGGGTGGCTACTAACTTTCAGTTAGGAAATAGCGGGTTTATTCATTTTAATTACGGAAAAGAACAAAAATCTATAAACGAGTTCTATTTTTAGACTATATTTACAGCGTTAAATTAGTTTTTGTATAGTGAAAGGGGTTGCCATAACGTTGGTAGCCCCTTTTTTTATGTCTAAAACCTTAGTAAAATCAAGCATTTTAAAAATAAATTGTAAATAAATGTAAAATAATTGTTAATAAATTA